GATACTGCTTTAAATCCGTAATCTACATCTAAATTATATTCTCTTACCATTACTTCTTTATCTGCGGCAATAGGAATACAATCCCAAATCCATGATTTGTGTAGATTGTTATTTGTATCTTCTAATACAATATAATTTGTTCCTCGTCTTATTACTTTTCCTTTTACATCTAAATTGACGTTATGTACTTGTTCGCCAATATTGAATATCATTTCTCTAATATATAAATCTCTTACTTGTTGTGTTTCAAATTGTTGTAATGTTTTAGGCATCTCAGTTGGTTCAAATTCTGCGGCCAAACTAACTGATAATCCCATACCTTTTCTAACATCAAAAAATAATTCGTTCTTTTGTTTCTCTGTTAAATTGCCTGGTACTCCTCTTTTAAAATTTTTTAGATCGCCTCTTTTTACATATTCTCTCAATTTACTTGCACTCATTCCTGTTACGCCTTCTTCATCAGGATCTCTTTCACCAGCAGATACTACATTTATTTTTTCAAAGTTATAAAACCCATGTCTGTTTCTTTCACCATTATATTTGTTTAGTATAGTATCAAATTCTCTTACCCTATCACTACCCACAACCATAGTTACATTTGTATAACCTAAACTATAAATTTTTGTTGCTAGTTCTAATACCATGTTTGTAGGCATTACTAATATATGACTAGCATAAGGTTTAAATATTGTTTGCATCCATTTTAATTTGTCTGATGGTGATAATGGATTTTTAACTGCGTCTTGTGATCTACTTAAAAATATTTTATATTCTGAACCTAAACTTGCAACTTTTTGTAATAGTTTTTCATGACCTATTGTTGGTGGATTAAATCTACCAAAAGTAAATGCAATAGATTTATTTACGCCTTCTGTTGTTATAGAACGTATTTCTGCGTCTGTTATTTTACCATCTTCTAATATATCTTTTAATTGATGATATAATCTTAGATAATGATATTTTTCTAACATCTTATAGATAACGTTTTTAGGTAATAAATTCTTTTTACCAAACGTTTTAATTTCTTCTGGTGTCATATCAGTAGCAAAAGCATCTTGTCTATCTTTTAATACTGTGTTACCAATGTCAACTAAATGTTTAATATCATCTTCTATCTTAGATATCTTTTCGTTTATAATTTCTTGTAAATTTAAAACATCATCAGGATTTAATTCTGTCAATTCTTTGTAATCAATAATATCTCTTTTTAATTCTCCTTCTACAACGTCTATTTCTTTTACTTTCTTTTCAAAGTCGGCCGCATATCTATTGGCATCAAATTTAAATTCTTTTGGTTTTCTTATCCAAGTATTATTTTTAATATCAAATACTCCATCAGCCATTTTATCATTTGTTTCTTTCACATTCGGATCTGTAATGATATAATAGTTAATTGGATGTTTTGTTCCTGGAATTAATTTACCATTAATGCCTTTTAATTGATGTGCTAATTTAATTCTAACTGCTTCTCTATCAGCAGGTGCTACGTCAAATAAAACGTTTACATCTAGGTCTGCATCATCTCTATAATTTTTTGTAATGCTAGAACCAACTAAACTATATTTTTTAATAGGATAAAGTTTTTCAAATTCTTTTAATTGTGCATTAATAATGTCTAATACAGATTGTTTTAATTTTGGATTTTCTGTATCTGCATTATCAAATACATCTTTGGCGTATGTGCGTCTAGGTATATCTATAACTGCTTCTTTAAATAAATTAAACATCTTTTCTCCTTGCCATTCTTTCTTTGGCCATCCATCTTTTTGCTATATAACTTTTAATTGGTGTATTTAAAAATCTTCTGACAATAGAATTTACTTTATTCATAGTTACTGTTACTAATTCTTGTTCTGATCTACTGTTGTCTACCACTATAAAATTTTCCATACCAAAATAATTTTGAAATTTACCTATATTATTTTGTACCCCTTGCCATGACTGTTTAGTAATATACTCCGGTACCACTCTTTCTCTTTTAGAATTTCTCTCTAATGCAACTTCTAAACTAGTATTAACAAATACCATATAACAATCATAACCTAATTGTTTTAATAAGCCTGCTTGACTTTGTATTATATTAAAGTCTCTACCAGTTGCATCTATAACTAAACCTAATCGACCTTTGATATACAAATCTAATTGATTTTCTGTTGTTGCTTTAGCTCTTGTTCTTAATATATCTCTAAAATATTGTTCTTCGTCTGGCATAGATAAAGACAATCCTGCTTTTTTTAAACTGTTTTCAAATATAATATCTGAATTTACAATTTTTAAACCTGAACCTGTAAATACATTTCTAGTAACAAATGATTTACCAGAACCTGGCCCACCTGCTAAAAAGAAGGCCTTAAAAATGCCTGGATCGTATAGGCCTTCCGAAAGTATTTGTTCAAATGATTTCATTTTAGTTATCTACCTTAGCTCCTGATCTCCATTGATAACAAGACCAATATCTGGCTTTCCATTTTGGGCCTGGATTTTCACAGTTATGTCTTGCTCTAAAAGATTTTCGTCTTTCAGGATTGTCTCTTTTGATTTCCATATTAGGATCTCCAAAATTTACTTTAACAACATTACCTTTGTCGTTTTTAACATAAACGGAAAACTTTTTAGGCCCACCTGGAGTTCTAAAAGGATTATTTAATGTTACCTTTTTACCTTGATATTCTGATTCTTCTATTATTAAATCATCATAAGTCATAGATTCACATATCTGATCTATTTCTTCTTTTTTCTTTTCATACTCTTTAAATGTTTTCATATTATCCTTTCAGCCAATCTTTGGCTATTGTAAAATTTGCTCTACTAAATTCTAATCTATCAACTAGTTTAACTGCACCTTTGACTCTATCAACGGCCACATATCCTTCTGGATTAGTTACTTTAAATCCATCTGGTGTTCTTATAAACTGGCCAATACTTTGTATCTGGTTCATCTTTCTTATTAAAAAGTTTTTTGCACGTTGTAAAGATACCCAACTTGCTATTGCAAAGTATAATGCTTGTTGATTTTTATCAATGAAGTCTAAACCACCATCTCTGATTTTTCTATATTTGTTTTTTGTTTCTTCTTTTACTACACTGTCAACTTCTTGTTGTAACATGTTATTATAATATGTTCTAAAGAAATCAACTAGTTCTTTTACCTTGGCCATATCGCCTTGTGAATTTCTAATGTAATGATTAAAAAATGTTTTAAGTTTAAAACCTACTGCTAAAGGATCTGCAACATTAAGTATGTCTAACATTGGTGCCGCTTTTTGTAATGATCCTTCTGCCATTGCAATGATATTATCAAACTGAGACATTTCTGATTTATTAAATGTAGCTGCACCTGATGTATCTTTATATGTTGCATCTGTAATAAAAACAGAAGATGATTTAGGGAAACCTGCAACACTTCCAAAACTTGCTGAAAGATGTTTAATATCTTTACCTGAATACATTGTGTGGAATACTATACCTAATCTAGCACGTGCAACTCTTTGACCTATTGTACTATTAACAGGTACTGCATATGTAATTGTATTTGGTGTAAATGTATAATATTCTTTATCATCTATTGTTGTAGTCTTAACATCACCTTTAGTAAATAAAAGATCGCCTTGTAAAATTCCAGTGATGCCTAATTTAGATAACTCTCTTAAACAAACAATAAGTTTCTGTGCTAAAACTCCATCATGGTTTTTCATAATGTCGCCTGTAGAATAATTGATTTTTGGGTTTACGTTAAATAAAGATTTGGTTGCTACAAAGAATTTACCATTTTCCGGATTAATTCCACAGATAACTGCTGGCGCACCGTCCCATTTAACTGTTACGTTAAGTCGGCCGCCTACATTACCTGTAAGCATTTTTTTGATTGACTTTAGAAAATTGACTGCATTACGACCACCTTTTGAACCTTGATCTATAATACTATCTTCTAAATGTTCCAAGTGGGTATTAGTACCCTTTGTTACGAATCCTTTAAAACTAAACATTTCTCTCTCATTGTTCCCATAAACAAAATCAAACTTACAATAAACTATATCAATACTATTATTTATACTATATCACATCTTTAGGTTGATGTCAAGATTTTAATATAATTTACCAAAAGGACCAAACTGAGAACCTCTTTTTTCAGCTAGATAAACCATATCCGTTAACATCTTATTTCTTTTCTTTTCAGGTAACGAATAGATACAAAATAAAAAGTCTAGTTCCATTAGTTTAGTGTGCGATACACCATTTTTTAAATCGTCTGAATTATATGATGATATCATATTCTTAATAAAATTAACTGTAGATATATCTGTTTGTATTTTTGATCTTATAAAATTAAATTTAGCCTCGTATTTTTTGGCCACTTTTTTAAATGCGTCTAAAGATTTAGGATATAAAGTATGATTATTAACATAAGATAAATTACCACTACCTATTCCATTTTCTCTAAACAATGTAGTCATTAAATCAACTGGTACTTTACCTATACGAGCAGCACCAGCTTTCTTTCTTTTACCATCAAACTTTAAATTTTGCATAAACCCTTTACCATTTTGTCTGATCTGAAATTCTACTTCATCATCTTTATCTTTAATAATTATTCTGCAATCTGCTGAAATTAATGTGCCATCTTTTTTATTTGTAAAGTTTATAACTGATTTACTTAAAGACATTGTAAACTTGTCTTGTTTCATCAAAGCATCTTTAGTATTTAATTCTTCCCATCTGGCTTCTTTACCTGAAACTTTTTTTAAAGATACACCAACTACTTTTCTTTTTTCAAATAAATTTTTCATTATATCATTTAATTTAGATATAGATGATGTTTTACTTTCCATTGCCTCATTAATAGAATTTCTTACTTGTTGTTCATTTTGAATTAACCATATATCTGCTGGATTCCAACTATCTTTTTTAGCAATTTTAAATTTATCTTTAATAACTTTAGAAATATAATCCATAAAACCACCATCTCTATTGTATTCTGTAAAGTTAACGCTTCTAAATATTTCTAACATTTTCTTTTGTTGTGCATAGAAATTATCTAACCATTCAGGATCATCATCAACTTCAGGATAGATACTCACCAATTCTTTATATTTTGGATCTTTTCTTATATCGTTTGCATTTGAGTATTTTCTTTTATCTTTTAATACTCTTTTTATAATCCATAAAGAGGCCCTTTCTTGTTTACCTGTAGCAACTGCATCTAATTGACCTACTGATTTCTTACCAGTTTCTATAAATCTAATTCTATAATTATTAACTAGAAAATCTGCTTGTCTTTTGGCACCCAATTTAATAATGCCTTTAAATTTTGTTTTAATTGTTGTTTGTATTTTATCAAAATTTTCTTTAGATACTTTTATTTGATACGTTGAACCTTTAGTAATAGGACTATCATCAGCAAAAAAACTGCCTTCTTTCATCATTTTAATTAATGATGTTATATTGGCTTTTAATTCGCTTGGTAAACGGCTTAATAGTTCTGAATGTTTGTCTATATTAAATGACATATCTCTCTTTTACAATATTTATAAGAAAGTGTCAACTATTTAATATTATCGCAAAGAAATTTAGGTATACCACCATTACGTTGCCATTGGCGGTTTTCATTTTGAAACTTAACCAAATCTTCAATATCTTCTTCAAAAAAAGATTGTCTTATTATAGTGCCTGTTGGTTGTTCAACAGCCTGCCAAAATATATTTTTACCTTTCTTTACCATCTTTTTTTCATAAGATAGTTGTTCAGATAGGTAACCTGGTCTTTTATCGTTCTTATGAAACTTTACTTTTTGTCTTTTCATTACCAATTGCCTTTCTTAAAATTACACTTATTACATAATATTTGCAAATTTAAAATATCATATCTTAAATTCCAATAATCTCTTAAAGGTTTAATGTGGTCAACACAAGCAAATCTGAATCTAATTTTATCAGGTCTCAATTTGAATTTTTGTATATCGCTATAATATTTTTTAGTCTCATTAAAATTTACTCTACATGTCATACAATAACCTTTGTTAAATTTTTTTTTAAATTGTTTTGAAAATTCTTTCCATTCTTTGGAACGATAAAACATGTTAGTTATTGAACTATCCACTCTATTTTTTGTTTCAAAATTTATATCTAATTTATATGTCATATTTTGAAATCTGAAAACTTATCATAACTGGTTTTTACAGTTACTTCTTTTTGGTTACTATCTACAATGTTTTGTGCATTGTTAGATACATCATATAACTTCATCTTAGCTCTATCTACTCCAATAATAAAGGCACGGTTTATA